TCTCGGCTGCCAGGAGATACTCCTGATGGCAGAATTCCTCGAAGAGCGCATGCCGCTCGATATTCGCATGGGCGTCAGCCATTCCAACGACTATTCTGTCATCATAATTCGGACCGCCGGAGGCGCCGAGTATCGTCAGCTCGTCCATCCATATCCTCTACGTCGCTGGACGCTCAACTTCACCCTCCTGCGCGATGATCTCGCCGCCAGGGTGCTGGCACTTTACCATCGTGCCTATGGAAGATTCGCCGGATTCCGGGTGCGCGACGTCGACGACTACAACAGCAGTGCCAGCGGCCGCGGGGCAATCACCAATCTCGACCAGACGGCGACGCGCATCTCTGCCGGCATTTATCAGTTGCGCAAGGAATACGGCGCTGGCGGCTCGCCGCTGGGCATCGGACGCCCGGCGAGGATCGTCTACAAACCGGTTTCCGGAACCGTGATTGCCGCAAAAAATGGCGTGTCCATCAGCTCCGGGTTAAGCGTGGACACCACAACCGGGCGCCTCACGATCTCTCCAGCGCCGTTGGTTGGCGACACGATTACCGCTGGATTTGAATTCGACATCCCGGCCCGTTTCGACTCGGCGATGGTCGTGTCATCACTCTCGCGCGATGTCCGTGACTGCGGATCGATCGACATCATCGAGCTGCTCGCGCCATGAAATCCGTCGTCACCGATGCTGAGCTGCGTGTACTGTGCCTGCGCATCATGCCAGTGATCGGGGCTACGATCTACCTCACCGATCACCCGCGCGATCTCACGATGAGCGGCCACACGTACCTGTCAACGTCTGGGTACGAATTCACCGGCTACTCGGCGACCGCCGGATTCTCACCCGGCAGCCTCGATCTGCAGGGCATTTCCGGTGTTGCCGACATCAGCCGCGCGCAGATCGCATCTGGCCTGTTCGACGGCGCGGTGGTCAGCATTTTCGCCACCTCGTGGTCCGCTCCTATCGAGGACGAGGAGCCGATCGTGCGCGGGATATTCGGCAAGGCGCGTCTGGAGGACGACCGCTATGTGATCGACGGGCTGTCGCTGATCGACGCTCTCAACACGGCGCGCAATGACCAGTTCACCGCACAGTGCCCGAAGGTGTTCCTGTCTCAAGGTTTCGGCGGCTGCCTGGTGCCGGCCGCGCCTAATACCGTGACTGGCAGCTTGACCAGCGTGAGCAGCGCCTCGTCTTTCACCGACACTGGACGCGGCGAGGCGTCCGACACGTTTGCCGCCGGTACGATCCAGTTCACTTCGGGGCAGAACGCCGGCCTGAAAGCACTGGAAATCCGGAGTTTTTCGGCCGGCGGGGTGATCGAGACGTTCGAATCGTTTTACTATTTGCCGCAGATCGGCGACAACTACACGATGGTGCGCGGCTGTCGCAAAAGGCGATCGGACTGTGAGACGCGGCAGGGAGTTTCCGGGACCTTCAACAACATCATCAATTTCGGTGGCTTCCCGTGGGTTCCTACCGGCAGCACCTACGGGCAATGGGGGCAGAAATGACCGCTGACGATCTGATCAGAGCTGCCCGCCGCTGCCTCGCCACGCCGTTCCGCCATCAGGGCCGCGTCCCTGGCGAGGCACTCGATTGTGCCGGGCTGCTCGCTGAGGTGGCGCGCGCCAACGGTTGCCCGGTGTGCGATCAGCAAGGCTACAGCCCGGAGCCCTCCGGCGATTCGCTGCTGCGTGCCGTCGATGCGCAGCCCTACCTGATTCGCCTGCCGGGTGGCCTGGCCGACGCCGCCGCCGGCGACGTGCTCGCCATGCGCTTCGGTGGTGCGCCGCACCACCTCGCCCTGCACTGCGGAGCGACGATCGTGCACGCCTGGGCGGCGGTCGGCTGCGTCTGCGCGCATGAACTGACCGCCGCCTGGCAGCGGCGCGTGGTTGCCGCCTGGCGCTTCCGGGATCTGGCCTCATGAGTACCGGACGCATTGTCGGAACGATCATCGGTGCAATCGTCGGGAAGTTAATCCCACCCGTCGGTCTGGCGCTCGGCGCCTCGCTCGGCGGTGCGCTCGGGGATCTCGTCGCCCCGCCGAAAACTCCGACTGTCGATGGGCCGCGGCTGTCCGATCTGTCGGTGCAGACCAGCACCTACGGCGCGCCGATCCCGCGGGTGTATGGCACGATCACCCTGTACGGCAACGTGATTTGGTTGGAAAACAATCGGCTCACGGAAAAATCCAAAAAATCAGGTGGTGGCAAGGGTGGTGGCAAGGGCAGCGCCGCGCGCACCCGCACCTACAGCTATTCTGCGACGTTTGCCGTGGCCCTTTGCCGAGGCCCGATCGTCGGGGTGCGCCGCCTCTGGCTGGGTCCGAATCTGGTCTACGACGCCGGCGCCACCGATCACGAGACGATCCGCGCCAGCAATCAGGCGGCCAGCCTGTTCACGCTCTACCCAGGCAGCGACACGCAGGAGCCGGACCCGCGCATTCAGGCAACCCTCGGGGTCGATCACACGCCGGCCTGGCGCGGCCTCGCCTATCTGGTGATCGCCGATCTGCCGCTGGCCAAATACGGCAACAGCCTGCTCGGCGCGCCGGTCAAAGCCGAGGTGGTGACCGCCGGCACGCAGACCGACTACGGGGTGACTGCGCAAACCGCGCCGATGGCGCAGGGCGCCCGGATCGTCTGGCACCGCGACCGCTTCATCGCGGCCGAGTTCGACGGAAAAATCTGGACCTCGCCGACCGGCGAGACCGGCACCTGGACCCTGCGCTACGACGACGCGGCATCCGGCGAATTCCGGCTGGCTACAAACGGCGAAATCTGCGTGCTGACGCGGTTTGCCAGTCCGTTCGTTCTCACTTCCTACGATGGCATCACTTGGGTGCAGCGCGTCGTCCCAGACTGGTTCGGTAGCTCCATGCTGGTCGATGTGGTGGCCGGAGGCCGTGGCTTCCTAGCCAGTGCGGATTGCACCTCCGGCGTGCAGTGGTTCGCGTTGTCTCCCGATGGCATCGTCTGGTATCCACAGGCCGTGCCGGCCTCCGGCTACTGGTTCACCCCGCTCTGGAACGGCTCCGTCTATGTGGTGCTCAATGGCGGCGGCGCCAGCGGAATCTGGACCTCGCCGACCGGCCTTGAGGGCACGTGGACCCTCGCCTACACCAGCGCGACGCAGTATTACCGCGCCACCGTGCTCGCCGGACGTTTCGTCCTGGGCGGCAATGACTCCAGCACCCTGACCTCGGACGACGGCTATACCTGGACGCTGCATTCGGCAGCCCTGCCGGGCTCCGCCGAGGCGATGGATGCGCTGGGCGAGGTCGCCATCTGTCTGCACTACGGGACATTCAGCGTGTCGTCGGACGGGGTGACCTGGGTCGAATATCCGATGGGGGCGGCGCAATCGGGCTGGCACGGACTGGCCAGCAACGGAGCGGTCTGGCTGGCCTATCGGGACAGCGGCATCGCCTACACGATCCGGCCAACAGCTCTGGCCAGTGCCTCGACCACGCTCGCCGACATCGTCAGCGCGGAATGCTTGGGCTCCGGCCTGCTCGAGGCCAGTGACATCGATGTCAGTAGCCTGACCGACACCGTGCGCGGCTACCGAATCGGGGCTTTCGGCACCCTCCGCTCGGCGCTCGAACCGCTGCAGGCTGCATGGCCATTCGACATCCGGCAGCACGGCTATCAGATCGAATTCGTTCGCCGGGGCTCCGCCGGGGCTGTCGTCACCGTGCCGGGCACCGACCTCGACGCCCGCCCGGACAGCCAGTCGCCTGGCGTGCAGATCACGCTGCAGCGCGAAATCGACGCCCAATTGCCGCGCCGGGTAAGCGTGCAATATCTCGACGCCGAGCGCGAATACGACACCGGAGCGCAGTACGCCGAGCGGCTCAACAGTAGCGCGCTCAACGAAACGCTGCTCGACCTGCCGATCGCGCTGACCGGTAGCGAGGCGGCCGGCATGGCCGAAGTGCTGCTCTATCTGGCCTGGCTCAATCGCACCGAGGTTAATTTCTCGTTGCCGCCAACCTACGCCTACCTGGAGTGCGCCGACGTGGTGAATCTGACCACGCCGGAGGGGATTCTGCCGGTCCTCCTGCACTCGATAGAGTACACCAGCGATCATCGGCTGGACTGCAAGGGGCGTCCCGATCGCCCCGCGCTGTATCAACCGGTCGCCCTGGGCGGCGCGCCGGAGACCACCGGCCCGACGACGATCTCGACGATCGGGCCGGCGACGCTGGTGCTGCTCGACCTGCCCCGCCTGACAACCGCGCAGGACAGCCCGCTGCTGCTCGTCGCCATGGCTGGCGGCAACGACGTCTGGCCTGGCGGCGCGCTGCTGCGTTCGCTCGACGACGGTGCCAGTTTCGATCAGCCGCTCGAAGTGTTTCCGCCGGGCGCCACCATCGGATCGACCGGTGCGGCGCTCGGAGTGGTCGATTCGCGCGTCGTCGATACCGCCTCGCGCCTGACCGTCACGTTGGCCAGCGGCAGCCTGGAGAGTGTGTCACGCGCGCTGATGTTCGCCGGAGCGAACCATTTCGCCTATGGCGAGGACGGCCGCTGGGAGGTCATCGCGGCGGCCAATTGCACCCTGATCAGCGGCGCCGACTATGCGCTGACCGATCTGCTGCGCGGCGTGGCCGGCACCGAATGGGCGATGGGGCTGCATGTCGATGGCGACCGGTTGATTGCCCTCGACACCGATTCGTTGGAATCGCTGCCGATCGAGATCGCTGCACTTGGCCAGGAACGCCTGTATCGGGCGGTGACCTTCGGCCTGGACGTGGCGACTGGGTTGTTACGCGAGCAGACCTGGCGCGGAGTGCAGTTCAAGCCGTTGGCGCCCTGCCTGCTGACCGGCGAGCGGGATGCTGGCACTGGTGACTGGCTGCTGTACTGGGTGCGCCGAACCCGCATGGGCAGCACCTGGCGTGATCAGGTCGACGCGGACCTCGGCGAATCGGTGGAGTCCTACTGGGTCGAGATTTACCAGGACTGGACCTACACTACGCTGCTGCGCACGATCATCAGCAGTGCGGCGTTTGCGGCCTACACCGGGGCGCAGCAGACGACGGATTTTGGTGGTATCCAGACCACACTCTATCTGCGCATTTATCAATATTCCACGGTGGTCGGCTGCGGTTATCCGCTGACCACAGAAATCACGAGGTGATCCATGTCGCACAGTACATCTCTGCTCGATCTGATGGCGATCGCGCAGGCTGGAAAAGAATACTCTGTCAACGCACTGGTAGACGCATCCAGTCCAGCCACCATTTACGGACGGCGGGCATCAACCTGCAGCGGTCTGCAGTGGGGCTGGTACGGCGGGACGCTGCTGGTCGATGGGGTGCTGACGGCGATCGCCAACGGCACGCTGACGCTGACCGCGAGCGCCACCAATTACGTCGAGGCCGATCGCTCCGGAGCGGTCAGCGCAAACACCACCGGCTACACCGCCGGCTCCGTCCCGCTGTACACGATCGTCTGCGGCAGCGCGACGGTCACCAGCTACAGCGATGACCGCGTCTGGGTACAGCCGGAGCACGTCACCAGCAAGGTGACGGTCACCGTCACCACCGCCAATGTCACCCTCTCGGCAGCGCAGGCGAGAGCCCGTTACCTGATTCTCTCCGGCACACTGACCGGCAACCGCAACGTCATCGTCCCCAACCACTGGCAGGGAATCGTTTTTTGCAACAACGCTGGGGCCTATACCACGACCGTCAAAACATCTGGCGGCTCCGGCATCGTCGTCGGACAGGGCAAGCGGGCCATCCTGCTCGCTGATGGCACAAATGTCGTGAGGGTCACTGCGGATGCCTGATATATCATGGCAGCCACATGGGCGTTCCTGATCATTTCCAGTTTCTTCAAAGATTGAAAGCGCACCGATGAACGCACTGATGGCCGACCTGGCACCGTATATTCTGGCCGGCCTGTTCGGTCTGGTGGGATGGTATTTGCGCGACAACGCCCGACAGCACCAGGCGCTGGTCGATGCGGTCAAGGGCATCCCGGCGACGATCGCCAACCTGGAACAGAAGCTCGAAGACAAGATCGACACGCACGCCCGTCGATTCGACAAATACGCCCTGTATCACGAAGCGCGGCTGACTGCCGTCGAAACCCGCTGCGCGATCGAGCACGGGGAGATGACAGACCGCCGGGCAACGGCGCAGAAGGTGGTCAGTTGGCAGGAACGCAGCGATGTCGGGAACGCTGGCGCAAAGGCCGGGCCATGATCACGAGGCTCCAGCCAAGCGCCCGCCCGGCCGAACCGTTCCGCATGATCGACGCGGCGAACGAGCACGAAGCGCTGCTGGCGGAACGGCATCTGTTGAGGTCTCTACTGCGACGCTGCGAGGGCGTGTTGCAGAATGTGGCGATCGAGGCGCGTACCGCGGGAGAGCGGGACGCCATTGTCGAGGAGCTGTTGAGGGATATTTCGGTTGCCACTGAATGATGGAACCGATGAAGCTAGGAATGGT